ATGCCATCAAACCCATCGTGATCGTCAATCAATGGCGGCGCATTCGAGAGGATAAAGATGCTGTCAATTGGCAGGAGCGGAGCACCCTCGCCTGGGACTGGATATGGAGGAGTGATGGTGTCGATCGGCGGCCCGAGACCTTCTGAACGCAACTGGCGCACACCTTCGATCTTGACTCGATCGCCCGGTACAAATTCCATATCGGTGACGCGCAGATTAAGAAACTGTCCATTGGGAGCAGGCACCGTCAGCACGTCGCCAGGGTGATACCTGATATATTTGGGCGGTAGCTCAATTTTGAGTGAATCCGTTTCCATTCGCGTGCGTGCGAGCAGACTGCTTGCGATGTTCCGAATGTAGGTGCGATCAGATGCGATTGGCAAAAAGACTTCCTTGACAGCCACACCTGATCCGAACTGGAGACCATAGCCGGCTGTAGCTTCCTCATATTGAAAGAGCGGATCAAAAAAGCTGATTTCCACGCGCTGCGCAACCTCAGTTAAACTCTGCTCGCTGGATAGCCCGAACTTGACAGCTTTCTCCGACTGTTCTTCACGCCCGGATGACACTGCACCCAGCTCACCATCTGGAATGGTTGCGCTCGAGGCTTGCGGCTGTGCGATGAATTTGAGCTTGCCGTCTACTTCCGCACAGTCAAAAGGGGCAACAATTGAGAGGGCTTCGAGAGTGCTCTTAGGCGGTGTTGGACCGGATATGATCCAGCCATTGACACCATTAACTGGCGCACCATTTGTGATTTGCGCGGCACTCACGCCTGCATAGTCGCATTCAGCCGCAACAATATCTGCGACCACCTGATCAGAAGTGACAACCTCAACCTGATACTGTGCAATTTGATTGTATGAAGGGGTCAGATCAACATCATCGAGCCAGACAACAACCGATCCGCGATAGCCCGGATAGTCATCATTATCACCACTGGTGGCATACCATGGGCAGCGCTCTGTCTGTGTTTCCTGTCCCAGCAGGATCTGCAGCTGTTTCGCATAGAGCAGGTCAGCCCTGTAAGGCCCGAATGCCGTGCCTTCGATTGGAGGATTTGCGCCTGTCATTGATGACGGATCACGGTCATAGAGCACATTGCCATTTGCATAGATGCGAGACACGCCCATCACCGACCCATTCCGGTTCTCACAGATCAGCAGCCCCATTGAGACTGAATAAGCAGTGGTGGGCGGTGAGCTGCGCTTGCCGCTACCCTGTGACACTGAACGCACCCGAACTGATGACAACCAAATCACCTTTGCGCCCACTGCCGCCCTGCCGTATATGCGAGGGATGCCTTCACTCTCACGTGATGCGGTCAATTGCAGATCGGGGCGGGCTGCTTCACCGGGCTTGGGTTTCGGGGCAAGGATGCGCTGCAGCAAGTAGCTCGCACCCGTAATTATGGCGGAAATCAGGAGCGCAGTACCGTGAGCAATGAGGTAGGCAGTAACAGGATCAGCCACCACCGTTGCGGTGAGCAGCACGAGCAATGCCAGAATGTGACTAACTCTGCGCCAGTCTAAAGTCATAGAATCGCCAGACCATATCGAGCTCAAGCGGGATGATCGTCACCCACGGTCGCTGCCCATGTACATCAATACCAATGCACTTCCACTTCTCATCAGCCCAATCCACAATGCCGGTATGACGAGGTGCGCCATCCTTATCGGCAATGACGACCACAGCACCCTCTACTGGCAGCATCACCTGATCCATATGTTCATTGAACAGATTGAATGCCTCACGCTGTGGCGGATAGGCATAAGGCGGAATCACGAGGTCAGCAGGCAGCAACCCGCACTCTTTCCCAACCCAGTCAATGACGCCAATGCAATCCATCCCATACTTAGGATCACGCCCATAGGGGCGGAATATCACCCGCGGTCGTAGCAGGCTGCGCGCAGTTCTGACGATCAGTTTTCTATCCACCTGATGCGATGATTCCATCTGCCGCCTTATAGATGATTGCGCCTGCAAGATCAGGATAGCCGCGAAAGTTGACTAAGTTGCCATTGGGCTGTGCGGCATTGCGGAACTTGAATTGACAGGTGCCTGCGAATCGATCACAGCCGGCAGTGGCGGTAAACGTATCACCTGGAGCTATATCCGCGCCTGGCTGCATCATCAATGTGAACTCAAGCGTGGTTGGCGGTGATTGAATCATTGATCGGGCAATATCCGCCGTATAGCCGGCATTGTTTCCACTAGTCCATGTCAGGTAGCCACCCTCAAACCAGCTCTCGGAATATGAAACGTTGTAGCCTGAAGCCACCTCGAAGACATTTGCACTGAATACTGAGCTCACGGTGAGACTCTGCGTGAATGGCGTCCCGTCAATGTAATGCGTGGTTGCGAGATTGAACTTGCACCTTGAGTCACCCACGCGCTGCACATCGCACATCCTCGAGGTGACGCGCCCCACTGGCTGCGATAGCTTCTGAATGAGCCCGCGCAGTTCCACAGTGAACGAGTTGTCAGCAATATCCACACGCCCGATCTGCCCTGACTGGTACGTGTAGCCACCATCTGAAGGAGTGTCATAGTTGGCAAATCGCCGCTCGAATATGGCATCCCTGAACTTGCCCTTGAGAATGTCTGAAAGCGTGATCACGCCTGAGTGGAAAAACCCCTGAGCCTGGCTCGTATCTATTTCCATCTTGAGCCCGCTCTTGACCTCACTCACGCGCATGCCAGGCCGTGCCAGATAAAGCTGCCCATCCACTGTCAGGTTCTGAATGTGATTGGTGAATGCCAGCACAGCACCCACAGTTGGCGTCACCTTGATCAGTTCACACAGACTGGTGCCGCCCAGTGCGATGTGCGATGCCAGTGCTGCTGGTATGTTTCGAGGCATAGGCTAGTTGATCCCTACAAACCCGATTGGGCACTGAAATGACTCGTTGCCGGTATAGCCAATCACAAGCGCATCTCGGTCGAAGCGAACATTGAATGATTCACGCTGAAATGCAGTGCGCCGGCCACGCACGCAGAGGAAGGCACTGATGAGCGTTTCGAGGTCAGCGCGATCCTGACAGAGCACATTCCCCTCAAAGCCAGTCAGCCCGGTAGCGTATTGCGCAAACCTGTCCTCTGAGTAGCCACCGCCCTGCACTACATAAGTGGAGTAATCCGCATAGCGGTTTCTGCCCACCTCGAGCGGCAATGGGAACTCATAACTGATCGTTGATGCGAGGCTCGCGCCAGATGAGCCAGGAATGTCGTAATCAAACGTTTCAACTACTTCAAGCTGCACCTCGTGCCAGTTAACGAAGAAGTTGCGCTCAGTGTATCTGTCACCTGTGAAGCGCGCCTGAATCTCAAACTCGCCTGACCATGTGCCGCCCGCCCCGCCACTGACGACACCTGTGGAATAATCTAATGTGCCGCCCCCGGAATGCGTAATTGTCCCGCTCACAGGTTTAGTGATCGGGCGGTCATAGCTCACACTTCCCGCCGTATATCGTTTGACTAATTGCCCGCTCACTATCGGTTCGCCACTTGCCTGATAATCGAATGGATCAAGAAACCTGAAAGAATCCGATTGTCCCCGCCTGTTAATGAAGAAATTCAGCACTTCAACGCGCAGAGCATCATTGATTGTGCTCGTATCCAACCGGAATATTCTTCGAGCGTGAATCCCACTTGACCCATTGCGCTGCTCTGTGCCGTTCGCTGAATGAACGATGGTCGTGATAAATACAGGTCCGCCAACTATCGCGCCGTTGGCCCGAATTGCATCACGCGGAAAACTTACTTCTTCCGAAATCGGCATATCTACTTTGTGTTAAAATGCAAACAGGCCGAAACAGTGCGGAAACACTGCCCCGGCCCTAACCACAGAGAAAGGATACTTCTCACATGGCTCGTAAAACCATACCATATACGTGCAAGGGCTGTGGCGTCATCTTTCATCGACACCCACGCGGCCCTAATCGCAACATATACTGCACCAATAAATGCCAGGCAGCGCACTATCAGCCGGAGCCATTGATTGACTTCTTTTGGCGACACACGCAGAAAGGGGACGGCTGCTGGCTGTGGACTGGCCCACGCCATGCTAAGGGTTATGGTGCATTCAGGTGGAACCGGAGAAGCTATCTCGCACATCGTGTCAGTTATGAGCTGCTTGTTGGAGAGATCCCGATAGACCGCCCACACGTTTGCCATCGTTGCGACGTTCCGCTCTGCGTCAATCCTGCGCATCTTTTTCTTGGCAGTCATCTCGACAATATGAGTGATATGACTGTGAAGAACCGCTTCCTTCATAAACTAACCGTCGAGCAAGTCCGCGCTATTCGTGCTGACAATCGCGTGTATCGCATCATTTCTGAGGAATACGGTGTTGGCCAATCAGTCATATCTCAGATCAAATCACGGCAATTGTGGCGACATATTGATTAGCTCAGCGTGCGCCAGTGTTCCTCTGCGCCCTTTGGACCGCATTAAGGACTTGTGCCGCGAGCTGGTCTTGGGTTCTCTTATCAACCGTACCTGCTGGCGCGTTTACACCAACCGAAATGTTAAATACATTTCCAGCGCTACCGGCAGTAACCGGGGCGATATGCATAGGCTGGTTGCCGGAGAAAATTAATTCAGGTCCCCTTTCTCCAGCGATTCCGAACTTTCCGGGGCCCAAACTTCCGCCCTGACTAAAGAATCCCCCAAAAATGGTTCCAAGCCCCTTAGCTATGCCGCCGAATACACCCTTCAGCCCTTTAGTGCTGAGCCCGCTAAACAAATCCCCCAGTGCATCCTGTAAGAGATCAGTCAGCCCTCGCACTACTGGGGTGATGAATGCTTCACGCAGTGATTTGGTGAACTCAACGGCGAATACATCAATAATGCCAAGTGCCAGATCACCGAATGCCTCGCCGATCGTCTTTCGAGCCGTGAGAATGCTCACGAGCATGTCATCGAAGATGAGATCAAACTGCTCATCAATGCGCGCCTGTTTCTCAGTGCGTATCTTGTGGGCATCTGGCCCCTTGTCGAAAACAGGTAGTACACCTTGCTGAATCAGACCTGGCTGCAGTGGCAATGGGACACCACTGATGATGTTGCCAACACGCCCGCCCAGTATCTCAAGGAATCGTGCATTGATTGCCGCGAATCCATCGGCCACCCCTTTGGCGTTTTCTTCAACCTGCTCCATTCCCTTATTGAGCAGCTGCAATGCCTTCTCTGTGGTCAGGCCTCCAAAGACAGGGAGCCCCGGCAGAGCGCTGGCTCCTCCTCCTGGCCTCCGTGGTAGTGGAGGTGGTGGGAGACCACGACCACCCGCAGTCTGTTTCCCACCGCGCCACTCGTCAAAGACAGATTGTGGTATCGCACCCGCCTGCGCCGGCCCTCCTCCGCTGACGATACTTTTGAGCGCCCCGCCAACGAAGCCGCCACCAAAGGCGCCAAGCTGCATCTCTTTCAGCCCGGCATTGATAATGTTAAGTGATGCGACAATCGATGGCGCCCAGGTCGTGGCAAGTTCACGCTTGAAAGTTTCGAACTTCAAGCTGGCTTCATTGATTGCCTTATCAGCAGCAGCCGCACCCTGGCGCGCAGATTCAGTGGCAGCATATCCAAATGCCACCATCTCGTCATTCGTGAGTTTGAGCACGCGTGTGAACTCTTCACTGGTGCGAATGAGCGAATGCGTGCCACGCCCAAAGACTTCACGCGCTGCGGTCAGCTCGTCGAAGTTGGCAGTCACGCTCGAGAGCGATCCAAGCATGTCGAGGAATGCGCCCTGGGTATCTTTGGATGCTGCTTTGGCATTAATCCCAAGCACGCGCAGTGCGGTTGCAGCTTCACCTGTCGGCTCGAGCAGTGCTGATTTGATGGTGCCCTGAAACGTAGCAAAGGCACGCTCAACAGTCCCGACATCTTCACCGGCAAGGCGTGATGCCGCATTCAGCTTCTCCATCTGCTCTGCGCTGAATCCAAGCGACTGGCCCATGTCTGCAAGGTTGTCACTCAGGCTGATGCCATCGGGCGTGAGCTTGAGAATCGCGCTCCCGAGCGCAGCCACGCCTGCCACGGCTGCTATTGCCGCACCGCCTACCAGCCCAAAGCCTGCGGTCAGTGATTCAATCTGCCCACCGAGACTGCCGATCTCACCGCCGATCCGCCCTACCGGCCCGCCCAGTGAAGCAAGCGATGATCCTGCACGCGAGGCGCCCTCAGCCAACCCCTTGAACGAATCACCGCTCTTCTTGAGGTTGGCATTCAGCCCAGTGTTGAGCTGCGCTGCCTGCTTCTCAGTGCGCTGCATCGCGGCATCAACCGTCTGCAATGCACGTGTAGCCTGCTTCTCACCAGCAACCACTGCCGATGAATCAAGCGCCAAACTTACTAAAGCAATGTCAGCCATTTATCGCTTCGCCCGCATTGGCGTATTCGCCTTGATCT